GGTACTCAATTCTTGCCACCAACGAAGAAGTAACTTATTATGTGGAATTATGCAATTAACCGATTTAAAATTTCAGCCAGGAATAGATAAGCAAGACTCACCTTACGCGGCGGGAGACGACCGACGCTACATTGATTCTGATTTTGTACGTTTTCACTACGGAAAACCTGAGAGATGGAACGGATGGGATTATCTTCCCAATCCTAATACAACAGTGGTGGGCGTGGTCCGTGATACGCATGCGTGGATCAGTTTGGACGGACAAAGGCATCTCGCCTTGGGGACTGACAGGAAACTCTATGTTTTTGGAGGTGGAATATTCAATGACGTCACTCCCATACGATCAGGGCCAGACGCCCTTACCAATCCTTTCACGACCAACGGCACGACGACTGTTTCCGTAGCGGATACGGCGCACGGAGCTGAACAGGGAGATTTTGTGACTTTTGATTCATTCTCCGCCATTGACGGCTTGGATATGAACAATGAGTTTGAAATCACCACCATCACGGATTCAGATAACTATACCGTTACCCATACAAGTACGGCGTCAGGATCCACGGCTGGTGGAGGAGGGACAGGAAACGCTAATTATCAACTCAGCATCGGACTGGCAACATCCACTTATGGATATGGATGGGGCACTGCCACATGGGGACTCAGCACATGGGGAACGCCACGTTCATCATCAGCAGTGGTGATTTACGGACGCAACTGGTCACTTGATAACTTCGGTGAAGATTTGATTGCAACGGTCATTAATGGGTCAACCTACAAATGGGATCTTTCAGGAGGTGTGAGTGTCAGAGCTGTAGTTGTTTCAAACGCCCCTACGGCATCACGATTTAGTCTTGTATCGGCTGATACTAGACATTTATTTTGTTTTGGAACAGAGACAACGATTGCAAACACGGCCACGCAGGATGACTTGTTTTTTAGATGGTCTGACAGGGAGGACTTGACGGACTGGACGCCAGTGGCGACAAATGAAGCGGGATCTCTTCGTATTGCGGATGGATCACGAATTGTCGGAGGAGTTAAATCAACAGGGCAGATTCTTGTGTGGACGGATAAATCCTTGCACGGTGTTCAATTTGTTGGAACTCCTTACACTTTCGGACAGCGTCAGTTAGGGGCTAACTGCGGACTTATAGCTCAACACGCCTGCATAGATGTAAATGGTAAAGCCTACTGGATGGGGGAGAATTCCTTTTACATGTATGATGGTGTGGTTAAAAAAATGCCTTGTTCCGTACAGGATTATGTCTTTGATGATATGAGTTTCACTAATAGAAATGACATTGCATGTGGACTGAACAGCGAATTCAATGAAATTATTTGGTATTACGCCACGGAGAACGCCACTCAAATTGACAGAGGAGTTGTCTATAATTATTTGGAAAATACGTGGTATACCATCAGCCTTGACAGAACTACTTGGCTGGCGGCAGAGGTATATGAACAGCCTATCGCCACTCAATACAGCACGACCTTAATGGCCAATTCCGCAACCATTCTGGGTCTGACGGCGGGAGCTTCTCAGGTATATGAACACGAAAAAGGAAACAATCAAGCGGACGGCACGGCGATTAGCGCGAGCCTGACCTCAGGATCCATTGAAATTGCCTCGGGAGATAATCTTATGTCCGTAAGCAAGTTCGTTCCTGATTTCACTAATCTAACAAATAATGTTGCTGTTACGTTAACTCTGGAGCAATATCCACAGTCAGGAGCTAATGTAACAACAACAGGAAACGTCACATCTTCAACGCAAAAAATTGATGTACGTGGAAGAGGAAGGTCCGTGAGTCTCGCTTTTGTATCCAATGCTATTAATGACACGAACTGGAGACTAGGTTCCATGAAACTGCAACTCAGACCAGATGGAAGAAGATAATGCCTAAAATTACAATAACACGTTTACCTAATGCGACACTTGAATATTCCCCCGCTCAAACGGATCAATTAATGCGCCTTCTTGAACAAATTATTTTACTGCTCAACACTTCCTACAAACAGGACTTGGTAGAGGAAAGTAGCGGAAGGAGTTGGTTCCTTGGCTGATACCTTTAAAAACGCTGCCCTAGACATGACCACTACTGGTCCCACGACCATTTACACGGTTCCGACGGCTAATCCAGGAGCTTTACCTCCTGTTTTTCCAACCACGGCTGTAATTAAATCCATTATCATATGCAATGATTCTGCAAACACCACCGAGTATACCATAGAATGGACGGACAGCAGCGCTTCAGCAACCTATAAAATTACCAATGACAAGACTATTACTACTGATACTACCTATGAAGTTTTATCACAGCCTTTAGTCTTGGAGGAGTCGGACTTGATTAAAATAACGGCGAACGCCGCCAATGAGCTTCACATCACAATGAGTTTCTTAGAAACAACAAAAGGAGCACTCTAATCGAACTTCATTCCTTATTTATTACTCCTGTGTTCGCGGTAAATTTCACCAGCGGTGACTATGGAGACTTGATTAAATCCGTCAGGGATGTTCAAAAAGAAGATTCAAAAGGGATGCAAAAAACCAATCAAGGGGGATGGCACAGCCGTGATGATCTCCACGAGGATAAGCGCTTCGGTGTCATCAAAGCTGATATGATCCACTACTGCATAGAGGCATTAGACCATTTAGGTGTAGAGGATCACTGTGAACCCCGCCTTACTGGGATGTGGGCCATGATCAATGGGCCGGGAACCTATAATAAATTACACTCACACCCCCATAATTATCTCTCAGGAGCTTTTTATCTGCAAGTTCCACCGGACAGCGGGAAACTTACTTTTCATAATCCTCACCCCCAATCTGAGGTATTAGCTCCCCCCGTCAAAGCGAATCAATCCATTCATTTAGCCCAGCGTGTGGGGTGGGAGCCAAAGGTTAATGACTTGCTTATTTTTCCTTCATGGCTTAATCATGAAGTGGAAATTAACAATTCAAAAGAGGATAGAATTATGTTAAGTTTTAATATTGAAATACAAAGGAAATTAAATTAGATGGCTAAAATAATAGAACCAGCAGAACTGTTAGGACATATGGACACATCGGATGGACGCAGAATACCCCGATATAAGTGCAAAAGTGAAACCACTCTCACCAATACAGTAACGGGAAAGGAATATGATTCAGAAGATTCGATGAAATCCGATGTCGATAATCCTGCCACAACGACAAAAGAAGAACACATCCGACGAGATGTGAGAATATTCGCGCCATCACTGGCGGATATGCTAGGGGAAGTCCCTAAAGACTAGGCGCTACAAGCCTAATTTTAATGTCAATAGTATTTGTTAAAGAAAATTTTTTTCCATTAGAGATCTATAATTTTATTGTGAAAGAAATTCTATCTGTTGAATATAGTCCTCCTCCTAAATGGTCAGGAGAACAGTATCAAGGTAATTATTGGAATACTCATACTTTACCAAAAGGATGTGAACTGCAAACAAAAATGAAAGAACTTGTCGCAGAACATTTTTATTTTAAAGATGATTTTAGTTATATAGATTCTTGGTACACAATGGTGGGAGCATCAGATCAACCTAGACCTCACATCGATGAAAGCTGGGGGGCAACTCATCAACTTTTAATTTATATGCATGGCGAAGAATCTAGAAACAACGGCACAGGTTTTTATCATGTGACCGATGATGATCAATTAGAATTAAGTTATCATATTGGTTTTAAAAAAAACAGAGCAGTTTTTTACACCTCTGATGTATATCACGCGCCTCTTCAATGGGCCGGTGGTGGTTCTTTTAGATACTCTATTGCTAATTTTTTAAAAAAATCAAGTTAAGCGCTACAAGCTTCGCATTCAGCCTCCGCCTCATTACCATCTACATTAAAACTTGTATTTTTCTTTTCAGAAGAATTCTCACACCCGCATCCGTTCTTGTGATCTTTTAATTCTTTCTCTAGTCTTAAATTGTCTCTCTCAACCGCCATTAGCCTTTCGTGATACCGTCCTGTCTTATCGGCAAGGACAGCGATAGCCTTCAATACCTCTTGATTTTCCATTTTTTTCTCCTGATTTGTAATTTTAGGTGAGAACCAATTTAAACACATCGTTGATTTAAATCAAGATGATTAATGTCAAATTGTGATAATAGTTTTCTTGACAAAGGAAATGTGATATGGAAGAGGACAGAATATGAGTGAGAAAGAGAACGACACCACAGTAAAAACTTGGCACGATAAGATGCATATTTTCGGCCGGATTATCTGTAAATATAAAATGGAAATAGATCTCATTGATGACTTAAATCACAAATATGAAGATGCCTTAAAGAAGACAAATTTATTAACTTCTCATGGTAAAAATCTTGCGGGAAGACTTGATTCCGAATTGGATGTATTGCCCATACTTCAGAGCTGTAAGATATTTAAAAAAATAACACAGTGCATGGGTGATTTTGTTGACACGTGCATTAGACACGGCATATGCAGGCCAGGACCCCATAATCTCGACATACTTTCGTGTTGGGTGAATGACATGAAACCAGGGGAATACAATCCGTGCCACACCCACAATGAAAATATTGGCTATTCCGCTAATCTGTATTTAAAAATTCCTGAATTCATTAATGATGTGAAGGAGCCACATAAATTCAAGGATGGCCGAATAACATTTATCTCTCCAGGTTCCACCACCTCAGAGTCTATCCTTCCAGAAGTAGGTGATTTTTATATTTTTGCAGCGGATCATATGCATTGTGTTTATCCTTTCAAAACGAAGGATCCGAATGACATTCGACGCTCTATGCCTATAAATTTTATGATTAACAACACGGTTCAAGGAACCGTCATATGACAATATTTTTTGATAGAAAAATTAAATTCTGCGGGATAGATAACAGATACGAAAAAGTGTGGCCCCATCCCAAACCCGCGACCAACTTCATTCCTGAGGAATATAAAAAATTAGAAAAACTCCATAAAGGCGACTTGAAAACAGCGACCGTTAAGGCGTGCATGCCTTTTCTTGACGCGATGGGGGCTGGATACATCATACCTTTCGACCAAGATTATGTATTTGATCCCACAGAAACAGAATTCACAATCACTCCCGCGAATAAAGACCGATCTGATATTAGTATTCATAAGAAGATTCAAATTCCTAAAGAATGGCATCATAAGGTTGGAGAGTACGCTGGTAAGTTCATTAATAAATGGATAATTGTAACCCCTCCTGGATACAGTTGCTTGTTCACTCAACCAATGAACAGGTTGGGAGAAGACCGTTTTCAACTTATCAACGGAATCGTTGACACCGACACTTACATCGCCCCGATTAATTTTCCTTTCATTCTTCATAAAAGGGATGAGCAGTTTATGGTTAAAAAGGGACAACCCTGCGTCCAAGTCATTCCTTTTAAAAGGGAAACATGGAAAATGTCATCAGGTTTTTACTATGAAAAAAGACACGTAGAGACATCAAATCTGCTCGATAGTGAGTTCATTGACAGATATAAAAAAATGTTCTGGCACAAGAAAAGTTTTAAATAAGACAAGTTAAATATGGAAGAACAACCCATAATAAATAATCTATTTGGAAAATCCATTTATAAAAATTCCATAAAAAATCATGAAAGCATTAATGAAGAAATTATTCCCCATATAGAGAAATTTGCAAAAGAAAAACCCGGACTACTCGCTACTACGACTGATACATTACTTGGTGATCCCCAATTAGACAAGGCTGTTGATAATCTGCATCAAGATGAAAAATACAGGAGTCTTTTTAAAAAGCTACAAGAGCAGATCAAAGAATTTTTTAATGCTAAGGGGTATAGCGCGGAAAAATTTGATATTCATGTTACCAAATCATGGATTGCTTATTCAATTAAAGGTCAATGCGTCCCTTCCCATAAACACACAGCAAGTCATTATAGTTGTTGTTATTATGTTAGAAATAATGAAATGGGAAATTTAAAAATAGAACAAGACTATGCTGATATAACAGGATTTTTCATTCCTTCAACGGATGAGTATTTTTCTAGCTGGAATCAATTTAATTTTGCAAGTTATGTTCTGCCAGTAAAGACAGGGGACTTTGTTATTTTTCCAAGCGGAATGGTACACTCGACTGAAATTAATACAAAGAATGAAGCGAGAATATGTATTTCGTCAGATATCTTATTTACTATGAAAAAAGGAGTCAGTGCGGAACATTGTATTCCTCATCCTCACGGATGGCTGACAGTTTCATAACCAGCTATAATGATAATACCTACACAAAATTATATAAAATGCTATGAAAACATACTAGATCCTGAAGTATGCAAGAAGATAGTCGAGGAAGATAGTCATAATTTTGAAGATGCCTTGACACTTGACGGAATAAAAAGTTCTCAGCGAAGATGCTATAGAAAGATTATTGATAAAAAATTTGACCCCCTTATTTTTGAGGGTGCTGGCAAAATTTTACAACTCTATTTAAAAGAGTTTAAAAATTTATCCTTTGGATTATCTTGCGAAGACACGGGATACGACCATCTACTATACAAGGGAAAAGAAAAAGGAGAATATAAAGAACACGTGGATCATTTTGATCTGCATCCCCGTATATTATCATGCTCGATTATTTTAAATGATGAATATGATGGAGGGGATTTTTCTTTTTTTGAGGGAGGGTATGTTGTTACAAAAAAAACGGGAAGCGCTGTAGTGTTTCCCAGTAATTTCTGCTTTCCCCATTCAGTGACTCCTGTCACTAACGGAGATCGTCATGCCATTGTGACTTGGTTTCATTAATGAAAGAAAAGTATAAATATGTTAAAGACTTTATTTCTTTAGATATATGTGATTTTTTAACAACTTTTTCGTATAAGATAAAAAGCTTATTGCCAGGAGATGGTCAGATACCTCAATCTCACGCAGAACATTCAAAAGATAATGTACTTTATGCCCATTTACTAGATTTTTGTTTAGATAAAATGAAAAAAGAAACCCAGTTGAAATTAAAACCTATATATTGTTTTAATAGGATTTATTTACCAGGGGCAGATTTAAAAAAACATACGGACAGGGAAGCTTGTGAAATAAGCGCCTCAATAACTTTAAATTATTCCTACGCTGACCCCTCATATAAGTGGCCTCTTTGTATGGGTGAAAAACCCATCGTTATAGAAAAAGGAGATGCAGTTATATATAAAGGATGTGAAATAGAACATTGGCGACCAGTGTTTAATGAGGAAAGTTCTAGTTGGCACCATCAAGCGTTTATACACTATATTGATTTAAACGGTCCCAACAAAAATATTAAAAAAGAAATTTAGGAATAATGAGGATCGTAATCGATCCAAGTTTTTGACCAATCCCAAGCCAACGCTGCTTCACTTTCAGTGAAAGTCGCTTCAGTGCCTCCCCCTGATATCCATGCATTTAGTGCATTTTCATAAGCAGTAGAATAATCAGCAGTAGCGGTTTCAATTTGTCCTTTTCTTGTCTCACCCCATGTAAGAAGATCGGCTATGGTTGTTGATCCCACAGCATCAGAAGTGGAGTTTAAGTCAACATTTCCCGTCATCTTGAGTGTGGAGACATCTTTATATTGAACTTCATTCTGACCAGGTAGCTCGTTCCAAATGATGTAATGAGTTGTCTCAGGAAGTACGACCATTGCAGTGCCTTTATCCGCCCACGTTATATGAAAACCATCTACTTCTATGGACTCATTATTTGATATTACAATTTGTGTCGCCATAATTTATCCTAGTGCTTTATGATGTAGTTAACCACCACGTATGGTGAGAATGAATTAGTTCCTGCAGCTGTTACTGATCCTGACAAAGAAGTCGTTATATTTCCCGTCAAGGTTCCAGATAAGGTGTGAGAATGGTTATGTCCAGTACCAGATCCGGCAGAATATGAAGTTCCCGATGGTGTAATGTTCTTGTTGCCACCCCCTGTCCAGCCCCATGTTACAGTAGGGGAATAAGGACCATTCAGTGGAAGTCCGTGTCCGTGTGAAGCTAATTGAGCCGTAGTAAGGGAAGTATTATCAATAGATCCCGTCACTGATACGGCTAAAGTGTCCGTACTTGACGCCGCCTGGTTGTTCGTCACGGCCACCGTCACGGTGTTCGCGCCTCCCGTTGCGGCCAAATTGTAAGTAGATCCGTCATAACCTTGAGGCGTCTTGCCTTGAAGATTAGGGACATTGAAAGTTGTAGAAGTGTCACCAGCTCCATAAGTGGTGCCTATGACAGTGAATAACTCAGCGTAAGTAGTCCTGGAAATAGCCGTTCCGTCGCATAGTACATAACCGACAGGGGCTGTTGTTTTGCCCCAAGGCTTGATTGCGCCTACTTCACTTCTGTTTGTAAAATCCTGTAAATTAGTCATTATATTTCAGCCTCCAACCATTTCCTGAATCGTAGTATACCAGAGCAACGCCTGCACTGTTAGTGGAAATTGTCATATCAGCCGCGTCTCCTTGAACTTTTTCAGCTCCTCCGTCAATAGTAATGTTATTAGTTCCCGCAGTACCGTCCCCATCAATGACTTTTACTTGCATTCCAATTGTAGGGGAGGCAGGTAAAGTTATAGTAATTGCTCCGCTTGAGCAATCACAAATAATATTATCGCCGTCTGAAGCTGTGTAAGGGGAGTCCCCAACTGCTTTTTCCACCCATGTTTCGCCCAATCCAGCTAAAGAAAAAATATCATACCAATTGGTGCCATCGGTAGCAACCATGCGAAATTTTCCATTTGTAATGGTTACCGTATTGCCTGTTGCTCCTAAACGAGCAGAAATATCTGCACCGCCAGAAATGTTGTTGTAAAGTCCGTAAGTTTTTTCTGTTGCTGGGAATTGAACAGTATGAGTCGTGGAAACGGTGCCACTGAATAGTAATGTATTATTTCTAGCTTGGTTGTTGGCTTGAGTGTCGGGTCCGTCGGCATTCGTCAAAGTGGTGGACGTTCCTGTGGTAATCGCCGGAACGGCGTAAACGCCTGCGATGGCGAATTCAAAAACCTGAGAAAAGTTGTTATTGGTAATGGTTCCCCATGTACCTGAATTTGTTCCTGTGGTTTGTAGTTCTGTTCTAAGACCTGTCGAATACGTTACCATTTAATCTCCTAATACCTTTTTTTAATGATTTTATGCAGCCTTGTCAACTTCTACCCAAACGGCTGTTTGCGAGTCATCCACTTCCGACCAGAAGGTTCCTCGTAAGTCTCCTGTACTACTTGTAGCAGAAACTCCTGATGCTGTAAAGACAACATCTATCTTAACTTGCGCAACTCCTGTTGCTGAAGTTAGTAAATTTCCCGTAGCCGCGTAACTAGATTCTTGCCCTGCATCACCAATAGCACTTGTCATAGCTTGGCCGGTGACGGTTATATCAAAATCCGCCGATGCTATTGGAACACCAATATTTGATTGCATTCCCAGGTCAGTCCCAGTGGCCTCCACATCAACATCAATGTTAATGGTTTCTTCCCCTAGAGAGGAAGTCAATCCCGCCGCTGTCAGCGTAACATTACAGTCCGCTGTAATGGTGGATGATCCCAAGGATCCCGTTAATACTGTTCCCGTTGGATAAACACCTGGACTGATGGCTATTAGCACCTCACCAGTACTTGCATCAAGTTCCGGCTCTGAAGCTGCGACAACGGTTATTTCCGCGCCAGCAGTGATTGAGAAGGTCCCAATGCCTGTGTCGGCTTGAACGCCTGTTACAAAAATAGAAGTAAGAACATCGCCTACGCTAGAAGTCAGTCCCGCCGCTGTAATGGTTGGAGCCACATCCCCTTGGAATGTCATATCTCCAGTGCTTGTTGTCGCACTAGCTCCCGTTAACGCATATTCACTTTCTAAAGTTCCCCAAAGATTATCCCCCCATCCAATCTCAATTCCAGTTCCTTGGTTATAGCCTCGACCCCATCCTGATTGGTAGGCAGTATGTACGCTTTCATCCCCCAAGGATAAAGTAAGACCATTAGCCGTAGGACTAACA